CAGAATAGTTTACAAATGTAGCTTCATATTCTTGTTGGAATGTTCTTAAATCTAAATCTTGTTTTGCCTGTTCTATTTCATCTTCTGATACTTGTTCACCTTCTAGTGTTGTATATTGAAAACTTTTCCAATCTTTATTGTTTTCACCCATCTTGTATAGATCATATGACCAGTTACCAAATCCTCTTGGACTACCACAAAATAAAGCATGACCTTTTGTATCTGATAAAGTAGGTCTAAGCACTTCATACCAAGCATCTTTGTTTACATCTGCAAATTCATCTATACATAAAAAGTTTAAACCAACACCTCTAAGAGATTGCTCATTATCGCTTCCCCTTAGTGTTATCTGGCTATTATTCTTAAGTGTTATTGTTAAATCACTATGGTTTATACTCTTTGCCCATTTGTGATATATCATTTTTTCTTTTAATACACCCCAACAAATAGCTTTTGCTTGTCTATAACTGGGTGCAACATACCAGACCTTTTGATTAGGTTTACTGGCAAATTTAGCTAATTCATTTATAGCTAGGAATGTTTTACCAAATCTTCTACCAGTAATTAAAACCCTAAACCTTGCATCATTATGAATTACATTCTTTTGTGGGTTTGTTAAAGGCATCAATCAGCAGACCATACTAAAGGTTCATCTAATTCTGTTTGTTCTATCTTATCTTGTTGTCCTAGCATATTCTTTCCTAGAAAGATTTGCATTGTAACATTACCCGCTTCTGCTGAATCCCATTGAAGTTGTCTTAGCCTTGTTTTTCCACTTGCCCTTCCTTTTCTAGTATATTCGGAATAACTCTTTCTAATAAGACTTTCATCACAACCATAAAAATCAGCTATTTCTACGTTACTACAACCATATGATGCTAATTTGTAAACTTCTTCTGTATCGATATTATATTTTTTTGGTCTTGCCATTTCCTATTTACCCTTAGTTAGGTAATTAAGATTTATCTAATATTTTTCTAAAAATCTACAATATTTTTACTTTTTCTACATTTTCGGCTTGATTTAAGAGCCATACAGTAGGGATAAACTATACCCTGTGTGTGTTTGTACCCTGTAAAATCCACCTAATCTAGTTGCTCAATAAATTTACTATTAGCATAATCATAGTTTTTATTTGTAGCTGTTACCCCAGAAGGTTGTGTTAGCAATGTCTGGTCAAAATGATATTTTACAGATTGAAAAAAGTTCATATATGAGTTTCTTCTAAAACTACCTTCCGCATCTTTATCTGATAAATGCTTTGGTACATCTTCAAACCTACCTTCTTCTCTAATTCTTTTTTTCAAATTATTTTCTTTTAAATCTTTGCATATCTGCTTTATTTCATAATAACTATCTTTTGCTTTTTTTATTTTCATTTTATTCCTCAAAAAGTTGATATTGACCTTGCTCATTTTCTATAACTTTATCTTTTTTGCTATGTATGAGTTTCAAAACGTCTTTTTCTGTTAGTTCTTTTGCCCTAAGTGTTTGATATAACTTAGGATTTATTATTTTAACTTCTGACATTAGAGTTTCAAAAACATTGTCCATTTGTTCCTGTTGCTCTAATGTCAAACCATTATCTAAAAACATATTATACCCAACTCCCCATATCTAAATATTTTACCGCTTCATCTTTGGTAAAATGACCCTCTTTAATGGCTCTTTCAACGTCATATGAATGTTGTTTTGCAAATTTGTGGACAAATGCACTACCTTCTTTCTTTTGTATCGCTTCTTTAAAAACTTTTAACCTCATATCAAATTGTTCCACCTTTTGAGTGCTTTCTTTTTTTGGGTTTTCATCTAAATACTTTTTAGCTGATAACCAAAAAGCGGGTTGTTTGGCAAATTGTTTATCCTCTATAGAATTATAATAGTTATTATACATTGTAGCTAATTCTATTGGTTTTTCTAGCCATTCTTCATCTAATTTAACATAATTCTTTTCAGCTATACCCTTAGATACTTTGTTAACTACCTTTTCCCAAAATTTTAAAAAATGAGGGGAATAATTTATTTTGGTTTGTTTAGTGGTATTGGTAGTGGTAGTGGTAGGGGGGTTTTGGCTAGGTTTTTTTGGTCTACCACCTAATCTACCATTTTCCCTTGATGCTTCCATTCTTCTAGTAATAAAAAGATATTCTTCTAATTGTTTAGCATTTTGATATTTGTTGGTTTCCATCAAAATAAAAAACTCTCTTAATACATTATCACACGCTTCTTTTTCATTATGGGTATGACAACTGGCTATCCTGTAATAAGTTATATTATCGCTAGGTATTCCAACACATTTTTTATTCCAGTTCCAACAAAGTAATCTTATGTAAATACCAACTTCAAGATTTGTTAAATGCTGTGTACCCGCAATAAAATCATCTGTGAATAAATACCATGCTTTTAGTTTTTCTCTTGGTTTTGAATTTTCATCTATAATCATATCGAACTCCATTTCTTTGATTATTATAACCCCTCTAAGTAAAAACCTAAAGGGGTTTTTTGGTTAATATCCCCAGACTTCTTTCCTAGCTTCCAGAACTGTAGGTTCTTTCCATATCCAATTATCGGGATTTGGCACTAAAGAATTTTTAACATCTTCTGGGGTATCTACTGTTTTTAGGTAATTACCCATAACCTTAATAATATGTTTGCATATGTTAAAAGGCTCTACATAATCATCTAATGACATAGCAATATATTCAGCATCTTTTGTTTTAGTTGGTGTTTTAAGATACCATAATATCTGCTTGGCATTAGTTGCTTTTTGATAGATAGCTTGTTGCATAGCATGAGATATACTAATCTTTTGTGGCAAGTTTTTAGATGTTTTTAAATCAATAAAAAAATCTTCTCTTGTATGATTATCCTCAAAATAAAAGTCTGTATATCCGATAAAAGGTATATCTTCTATTTGACCTTCTATTTTTCTTTGATAATCAATTAATCTCCACCGATAAGCATAATCTTGAAACTTTTTAGTTCCTAATTCAAACAATGGTACTAAATTGTTTCTTTCATCTTCTATCTTAGGGTCGTTTATCCTAGAGCAATTTTCATCATATTCAGATAGCATTTTTTCTTTTGCTTCTTCTATAGGTAGACCATTAAGAAACATATTTATGCCAGATTCAACAACTTGCCCTCTAATAGCTGATGCAGATGTTGGAAACTCATACCCAAATATTCGCCTTAACGCCCATCTTTCACGATAAAAAGCAAACTCATTCAGATGACTAAATGATAGCGGTAGTAAAGACTTATCGCCATCATCAAACTTTTGAAAATGCTCTAACATAATCTACAAATCCAATCGACTAAAGCCTGTCTATTTCTTTGAACTTGTAGCTTTAAATCAAATGCTTGATCGTGAATATTACTAGTTCTTCCAAATCTAATAATGTATTCATCTAAGGCAATAACAAGTTTATTGTATACCTCCAAATCACTTGCGTGTTTTCTAATAGCGTCTTCTCTAGCTATGTCTTCTTCACTAGCTTGTTTTTCTAGTTCTTCTTCACTCAAAATTTTATCTGACATTAGTCTTTCTCCTTCAACAATGTGGTACTAATCAAACTGTATTCAGCGAAAGTTTTGCCATTTTCAGTAACATTTTTGGTAATGATATTAAAACCTTTTTCCCTAAGTTCATAAATTCTAGCACTTAATCTGGTTATTCTATATTCCTGTATAGCTTCCCATGAAGTGATAAATTTATGTTTTTTAAGATGATTTAATATTTGGTTTTCTTGTGTGTTTTGCATAATAATTCCTTTCTATAAATTATGTTTTGCAAGTTCTCGTTCATTGACAACTTTAGTTCTCAAGTCATCTCTAAACGCTTTAAAGGATTCAAACCTAATCTTGGCTCGATTCCTCTGTTTAAGGGTTCTTTCGTATCTATCGAAATAGTCCTTAAATTTCTTATCAGAATAAATATATCCATTTAGTTCTGTAATATTTTTATATCCACCATTTTTAGAAAAATACAGCGTTAATTCAGCAATAATCATCTTTTCTTCTTTTTTCATTAGTTCTACTGCTGTATCTAAATCCGCAAACTCCAAACCTAATTCATCTTGCCTGTGTGATAGTTTGCTTGGCTCAAAATCTATTGTGTAAATATCAGACATCTATCCCATACTTTCTATATTTTTCATCTAATCTAGCTATTTGTTTTTTTACTAAATTAACTGGTAATTTACATTTTATCCAAAATTCTATTTTTTCTTGCCTATTATTTTTTAATCTTGCTGTTAATATTCTTTTAAATTGTTCATTCAAGGATTTGTCTGAATGTGCCTTATCATGGCATGATCTACATAATGGAAACAAATTATCTATCCTGTTCAATCTATTGTCCTTAACACCGCCCATACGCTTGGGAATGATATGGTGAATATCAACTGCTTGTGCCTTATTACAATACCAACAAGCGGGAATATCATTTTCATGATACCCCCAAAAGTCGGCAAATAGTTTCTTATAGTTTTTTAAGGTTTTCATTAAATGCCCTTACAGCGTTCTTAGTAAGTTCTTCAATATCATGTACTGAAAAATGTCCAGAACCCATTGACCGCCCAACTACACCAGTTACAAATATATCTAGTCTTTGGGTATCGCTTTTGCTTAAAGGATTACCACCATTTATAGGTTGTGGTGAACTTAATTTTTCCATCACATTACCAATAGGTTGTGGTGCATCATTATGTCCATCTGGGTTTTTGATTACCTCTACATCTTTTATAGTTGTATATTGATTACCATTAGCTGATGTTTTGGTAGCAATAATTGTAAAGTTTATTGCATCACCTGTAACTGGCATAGGGTTCATTTGAACACCGCTATAGTATAATCTTCTACCATCTTCCATATCAAAAGAATAGTTAGGTACACCATCTTTTGTATTGTCATAAATTTTAGCTATTATATTCATTTAATCCTCTTTTATTTGTTGATTACGTTGTAGCCACGACCTTCCAAACACCTGTTGATATAGTCTTTTCTAGTGTTCATCTTAGGACTTAGCCATAGGACTTTCCACCTAAGATTATTATAAATGTTCTTACTAATATCCCAACCATAATTGGTTTGGTCTTCAACAAGACTTTTACAAGTATAATAATCATCATGGAATCTGTTCATATCGCCTTTGATATTTGCAGATGATTTT